GGTCACATCTTCTTCTCGGTTGACGCCATATATCGACATCGCCATCTTCTTATACACGTCATCGCCAACATGAAATGCTTGGGTTAGGTCGTCCTGCCCTGCCAACCACGACAATACGCGTGCTTCTATCTGGCTTGAATCACAGTCAACCAACATGTATCCGTCGGGAGCGATCATACTTTTCTTTAATTTCTTACCGTTTGGCCCACGGCTAGGTAAATTCTGTAGGTTGATCTTGTCAGCGCCACCCCAACGTCCAGTATGTGCCGCATAGTATTTAACTGGTACAGGCAGCAACCCTCGCTTGGCTATGTCAATAAACCGTTGCGTCCGTGTTTCTTCTAAGGTGCTTTTGTTACCCAGTCGGGCATTGACCAGCGTTTGTACCCGCACGTCCTCATGTTCTAATAACGCCTTAAACTCTTCGTCTGTCTTGGCAAATGCGTATGCTTCTTTACCTGTAGTGGGGCTTATTTTGGTAGGTGCTATAACGCCTAGCCCCCCAAGTAATTCGGCAAACTTGGGGTTACTCATCAAATCTTTCTTATCTACACCGGCATCCAGTAACAACTTATCCTTAATATCTTTGGTGTCTTCTAGATGCTGTTCCAGTAGTCCTAAATCTAGATCTAGCATAGGTTCGATAAACATGCGGAGGGTAAGATCTATAATCTTTAGCTCTTGACGTGGGAATTTCTTACCCATTACACCAAATAACTTATAGGTAAGTTCCACATCGTTGATACAGTAATCGCCGTATCGACTCAACTCTGCCTCATCGAAATCCAACCGCTGTTTACCTATGGCACTTAAAACTTCGGTGCCTTTATCTCCGAGGTTATACCGTTCGGCCATCGCCTTGAGGCTTCCCCCAGCTTCCACCCCGTGAAGAGCACGACCAATGCACAAAGTGTCAGCCCACACCCTAGGATGAATATCAAATATCCAAGACAATATAGCACCATCAAACATGGTGTTATGAGCCAATACCATAGAGTTTCGCCAATCAAATTCCGTAAAATATTGCTTAAGCTGTTCATGTGTTCCACTCGCCCATTCGGTAGCTCCGTTGTTTACTTTTATAGCTACGCCGATCACTTCAAATCTAGGGTCACGTACGTACGCTTCTGTTGTCATCTTACTCAACGAAAACTCTTTGTCGTAGTATGTCTCGAAATCTACCGTTATGAGATCCATAATTTATCCAGTAACAAGTTAATAAATGCGGCCTTGCATCCGCTCGGTGTCAGTTATACGTCCTGTTTAGGCGGGCTTTAACACACTAGAAAGTTCACGCCATCTGAATTATTGCAGGTTGGCAATCTCACCACCGCACGCGAAATACCCAGCCCCATCAACCCAGTTGTCGATATGGTTAGGGTTCTGCTTGATTCTCGCTACCTTGAGCAAGGCCATCATCACCGCTACATCGTGAGCTTTGACGGGTACGCCTAGGTGCACTGACCAGTATTGAGCAATACGTGTAAAGTTATCCTCTGCATCGCCATGATCTGATTGTCTGTCTTTAGTTATGTAGGCTTTCGCTATATCTAACAGATTGCCTCTCGTTGCCAATGGCTGCGGCGGTATGTCGTTATGTTCCTCATAACTTGTTTGTACCTCTGCACTTACTCCGGCGGACGGTACCAATACCGACGTTGCCGCTGCTGTCGATTCCGCTGCAATCTCTGCTTTAGCAGCCCTATACTCTGCTGCTTTAACTTGTTGACGTACTAAGTGCGCGTAGCTGGGACTACAATTAGCTTCCTCAGCTACCAAGCGTACACCCCAACTAGGGTGTTTTGCCATTATATCAAGTACCTTCCTTCTCTTATTCACATCCTTCTCCTAGAAATCGAACTCATATTGGTTAGGGTCATTGGACTTGGCTCCCAGTAGGAACATTACATCTGTCCAGTTACTCTCGTTTATCACGACGGCAACACCACCCACGGCAGCGATATCGTCGAGATTCTTTTGCTGTAAAGCTGTCGGTGTGTTCTTCCCAGCCTTACATTCAATACCAAAAAACTTACCGTTGTAGCACCCAACGATGTCGGGCACCCCACTCTTACCGTACCCGCCTGTTGCAGGAAAGAAGTAGTAGGCACCGATCAACTTAAGCTGCTCGGTTACCTTGCGTTTCACTTTAGCTTCGGGGGTCATGCGTTCTCCTTGGGAACTGGTATCATGTCTTGCAAAAATCAAATGTTAGGGAACTCCCTAACAATCTATTCATCCTCTAGTTTTTGCTCGATCAATTTAAACAATCGATCAATGTTGCTGCTGATGTCTTCAAGACTACGTGCCATGTTCTCCACAGCACGCACCACGTTTTCAGTCTGCTCGTCATTCACTTACTTCTCCTTGTAAAACCACACCTGCCCTGCCCTGCCATACCTAACCCGACCTCGCCTCACCTAACCCTACCAGACCATACCTGCCATACCACACCTCACCACACCTCACCTCACCCTACCGAACCCAACCAAACCGAACCATACCTGCCAAACCGTACCGCACCAAACCTCACCGCACCGCACCTGACCTGACCTTACCTTACCTGCCATACCAAACCAGACCTAACCGTGCCATACCTTACCTCACCGTGCCATACCAGACCGAGCCTTACCATACCTGCCATACCATACCCTGCCGTACCTCACCCGACCCCGCCTGACCACATCGTACCTTACCGCACCTGCCAGATTAGTTTCCTAGAAACTTCTTAATGGGTGACAATATATCGGCTAACTCAGATAGGTCTTCGTACTTCTTTACGAACGAATCTAACTCACGCTTCGCCGTCTTCAGTATTTTATCCCTACCTTCAGGATCAGCCAGCATGTCAACGGTTGACATCCAAACCTTTTGCGAACCTTGGGGGGTATCTATCGTTGTGCGTTGTAGCACACGAATAGTTTTTGGTGGCGCATCAGGGACAGGAGAATGGGATATAAACACAAGGTTGCGCTTCATACTCTTCTCAGTCATCAGGCGGTACTTCTCGCCAGCCACTGAATCGTTCCATTCAAAGTCACCGTGTAAGAAGTTTTGAGGATCGCGTGCTACCTCCACCAACGACCCGTCGGGGGCATAGCCCCCATGTGCCACATTTAGCTCTTCTATTACCTCTAACACTTGAGCAGGATCAGACCGAAATCTGACCCCCTTTCTCCAAGCAACATCAGCATTAGGTAGACTCACAGTACAATCTCCCTAGTCTCTATGGGAAAGTCTGTGTCGATTGCGAACCTACCATACTCCCCAGCTTTTTCAGGTCTCCACTCACCTAGACCTACTCCGAATCCAGCCCGTTGAAATATGTTTAGGATGTTCTCAGGTGTAAGAGCCTCGCCGTCATACTGTAGCGTTAACTCTATAGACCAGTCTTTGAACTCTGGCCGATACCGCAGATCAGTAGATCCCTGACCCACGCGCACCACATCCTCACGCATGATTGGATCAGTCGTATCCATAAGGCAGAGGGGTTCGCCTGACTCACTATCGGCATCCGCGATTATGAATAGGGACTTTCTCAGTAACGTCTTTTCAATACCTATATCTTTATGAGCGGCATTGAGTAGACATTTCTTAATACCTCCAGACGGGAATCCGTACGCTCCATCAGGAGTCCTGTGCATTGCTGCCTTGAACTCCCTATCTGGATCTCGTACATCTCGGTTTTTGGTTTTAACACCAGCATGTTTCTGCCGTATCATGTGCTTGGCTTTCTCATCCCAGTTATGTTGAACCATTGGACTTGTACTACGTATGCGTAACCGCATCTCACACTGTTTAATTGGCGCTAGAGTTACTCCGGCCATAACACTCTCCTTCTCTTATTGATAAACCCAAAACGTATTCTCGCTGATACGTTTACCTATACCTTCAACAGGCACGGTCGGTGGGGTGTAAGAAGTCATCATCAGTAGGGCAACCTTCTCTTGCATCCACTGCGGCAACTTCTCTAACCCACTATACGTGTCTTCCACGTCACTGTCAAGACAATACATTCCAATACATTGCACTCGCACACAGTTTTTTCCATCGTCTACCATGACACGGTACATTGTGTCATACCCACCATCACTGGTTGACATAGAATACCCCGTCGTTCATGCGGATACCCACGCCATATACATATTCATCCAGCTCACACATCATTAACACAGACAACTTACCGGATAAGTGTTCGGGTAACGTATCGGCAGTATATCGTTCTGCTGGATCGGTAGAGACTCTGTAGTCCCAAGAGTTATGTGCATTCTCAAGGAACGTCACATCAAACATCTGTTGGTCGTTGAGCAAGTATGCACGCACAAAGAACATGTTAACCTCGGATGTCTGCAACGCGTACTCATCAACCTCATTCAGGAACGCTGCTACCTTACTACCGAAATCGGCATCAACAAACTGATACCCGCTGGCAACTACCGCACGTAGCTCGGCTTGCAGTTGATTGTGTTGGGTGATTGCTTTTTGTGCGTCCTCGACTTTCTCTTGGTTCTCACGGTTCGTATCACGCACTTTACGTACAACGGGGTAGGCAAAACAATCGTTCAGCTCTTTGGGTGTGTACGGTCGTAGATGTGACAGCGCATTCTTTATCGCACGTTTGGGGTTCGTGCTCATCAGCATGTGGTGTTGGTCGTTATGGCTGCTGTACTTGTCGTTACTAATGGTGTGAGAATACACCGCGATAGTCTTGTACGTACCTTCTCCCTCAATACGGTAGTCGTTGTATCCAACCCAACCCATCGCATACAGATCGCTTGGAAAGTACACGTACACCTTTCTGTGGTTGTTCGCATCCCTAGCGAACTTACACGTTGGTAACTTCTTCATAAGTCCCAACAGGAACTCTTCCCACCTGTCGTTGTCTTCTCTGTCATAAAACAGCCGCAACTTCTGCACTTCTTCGATTTCCGGTGTTACTTCTAAGCAACGCGCTTCTATCTCTGAAACTAACTTTCTTTTTGCACTCATGTCGTCCTCCTACAGACTTAGTTAACTTGCTAATCCTACTGCTACTCCAACAATCCCATGATTCATTATCACAACCATGTCTTTACAGGTCATGGGTAACGTATCTTCATGGGGGTGTGTTTGTGTACGGTGCTTACTGGTTGTCACCGTAATCTTCTCGATGTTCTCATACCACGTACCGTCCTCCCAAATGAATAGCGGGAAGTGGTCGCCGTAGGATGTCACGACGTACCGATCACCACGCCACTCTCCATATAGGTTGTTACCATGAAACCGCTCACGTTTCTGCACGTACTGCCGCGCTGTCACATTAGTTATCCTTGGTGCCATCTCTCTTCTCCTGTAATCTGGGATCTCCCCGTTGTTTAATTATGTTAGCCACGGTTACACCGCTCAAACCTACTATGTTGCCGATATGTTTACAGCTAAACCCTCGACTGCGCCGATCTATTACCTCCGTTTCCAACTCCGCACGGGTAGCGTACTTGCCGCTACTCAGGGGTCTACCCTTCCTCATCGGCTTGGTTGATTGGGGGTGT